CTTTTCCTATGTTATCACCATAAGGTATAAGAGTTGCACTTGCACCATCAAAAGCAATATCTGATAAAAGTCTACCACCTTGTTCTAATTCTATTCTACTAAATGGTGCTGATATATTTGATGTAGCAGGTTCTAATGAAATAAATCTATCACCAGAAATTGTTGCTGTAGGTAGTGTTGTATATCCACCACCACTTGATATCATTCGAACATCGGTTATGTCACCACTACCAGTAGAGTTTTCTTGAACTATTTTATCTCCAGGATGTAAAGTATCGTCCTGTGTTTCTAATTCTAGAGTAATATGGTCAGTAGCCTCCATATTGTAATTTGTATTTGGTTGTGATTCTTGATTTAAAATAAAGAAAGTATCTGAAACTTGGTTATCATCATCTTCAGCCAATAAATGACCGACTTCATTTTCTAATTCAAATCTAATTTCATTTTCAACTTCTTGTGAAGCAGAATCTAAAAGTTTACCACCTGCACCACTATCAATAGCATCCTCTAATAGTACATCACCAGAACCTGAACCTGTAATTGTTCCTGTTTCTAATTCTACATGAATAGCAACACTTCCTGTTTCTGGTGCAAAACCACCATTTACAACAGCAACTTTTGCTTCAGCTGTTCCTGAACTAAATGTTAATACATCGCCTTCTTGATAACCTGTACCAGCTGCATTAACAATAATTTCATCAACACCTGCACCTGTCAAATCTTGAACTTGAATACGAGCACCTGCACCAGCACCACCTGATACTGTTGCTTCATCACCAACTGTTAGTGTTGCACCAGGGTTTGTGATTGTAGTTGTTGATACAGCTTGACTTACTGTAAGTTTTATAATTTCGTTATCATCATCAAAGTTTGCACCTTCAACAACTTCACCATTTACAAAAGTACCAACAGTTGTACTATCATTAATCTCAATCTCAATAATCTCAACAGTACCTTCTCTAAATTTTGTAATATTTTCTACAATTGCTGTTGCTTCATTAATTGATGAATCAGCAGGATTGTTTGATTGTGTTATTTGTTGACCAACTAAAAATATTGGATCATTAAGTGCTTGTGCTGTTGTTTGTGTGCAACGAATAAATGTGTTAGTTGAAAACTTACCATCTGATACTCGTAACATATCTTCATTAGGTTTGTATACCTCTGAATTTTCATTGAACAACATTCTAAAAAATGCTTGATGAGCCTTGTCTGTTCCTTTTGCACGATATAATGATTTAATATTTTTAATTAATTTTCTTGTATCTAAACTAGAATGTGTGTTTGTTGGAATAGTTTTAAGAAACTCTTCCTTCATTTGTGTTAAGAAGTCTGCAATTGTATGGTCTGGATCAGAATAGTTTAAAAATTGCTGAATGTTCTCGATAGGGTTTGCACGATACTTACCAACAACTGCTGTAGCACCTGATGTTGAACCAGTTACAGTTTCACCTGTTATAAATCCATTGTTAGCAGAAATTGTATATCTTGAATTAGCAAAATCTTCAGCAAGAATTGTTGCTGTAGCACCTGATGTTGCGCCAGTTATTGTTTCACTTTTTTGTAGTGTTCCAGAAAAAGAAAGTTGTTCATCAACAAGCTTATCACCATTGTCTAAACCAAAGGCGTCTGTTCTATCTAATAAAACAAAGTTATCAGTAGCACCTTCTCCTTCTAAAAGTATATTATCTACCGAAGTAAAAGATGATAATTGTATTTCTGCTGATTCTAAAAAAAGATAATAAGATTTTATAAACTCAGCAAATTTAGGATGATCCTCAAGAACAAACTCTGGTAGTTGCCTCTTGACTAGATTTGATAGTTTTTTCTTGTTTGTTTTTTTAAATGTTGTCATTGTTATCCATTAGTATGATGAATAACTACTAGTTGTTGTATAAGTTGTTCCTGCCTGTGATGAACCACTTTCTACAGCATCCACTTCGCCACTTACAGTAGAGTTAGCAGTATCTATTTGTAAGACCTGATTACGAACTGGAACAACATCATTAGAATTTGGAATAGCAAAAACTCTTATTTGTGTACTAGCAGCACCATCAACATTTGAAATGCTTGTTATATTAGCTGATGTTAAAATTATTTCACCAGTTGTGTAATTAACTGTGCCAAAAGTTGTACTTGTATAGATTCTTGTAGTGCCACTTAAATAATAAACTCTAACATTACCAGCACCATCATCATCTAAAAAGTGTTCATTAGTTGAGTCATCATTATTAATTTTAAAACCAGTTGATGATATGACACCACCACCACTTGAATTATGACCACTATGTGGATTATAAAATGCATTGTTAAATGATAATGTATATTTTAGAGCTGAACTCAAAGTAGGTGTAATATACTTGTACATCTTAATAGTTGTTATATTACTTAAAATAGATGTATCAGCATTATTGACATTTTCTGTTAATTTAGAATGTCTGAAAAGACCTGTGAAATTTTCCAATGTAGTTGTCCCATAATTTGCGATTGTTGATAGTACATTTGTTTCAAGAGTACTTACATCTTTTGTAGTTGCACCATTGTCATATTTAAAATTTGTATTTAAAGTAAGATAAGTTATTTCTGGATCAATAATAACAGGTCTTACAGAAGCAACAGCATATTGTTTAAGACTTGTTACAATACTTGCCTTTGTTGATTCTGTTAAATTAGCACCAGATTTTGCTTTGATTGAAATATAAACTTTACCATAGTCAGGTGTTTCAGCATCTTCACCACCATAAACTTGAACTGCCTGAGCATTTGCATATAAACTTTTAACCAAAACTTTGTAATCGTCTGCTGTTACAGCACGGTCTTGAGCTGTGTAATCTCTTGGTGCATTATACTTTATTGATTCAATTGATTCAGGACCAAAACCGTTATTGGCATTAGTAATAGTTGTTACTGTAGCACTTGAAAAACCACTAATGTTTCCTGATAGTGTAAAAGTAGTTGCACCGTTTGGTCCGTCTCTATTACAAACAATATAATCCATAATTATAATGTTACCGTCAGCAATTGCTTTACCTAAAACACCATCACCAAAAGTAACTTCGTATCTTCCGTTTTCTACTTCTTGTAAAAAATAAACTTTAGATGTTGAATCTAATCCTGTAATACCAGTTGCAAGAGTATAAGTGTTTGTTGTAGCATCTGAAGATGATTCTTGAACTTTAATAGTTAAAGTAGTTGTATCAACATTATTGTTTGGTATAATAAATCTTTGGTCAGTATCCGATGCGTTAGCCGTATATTTAAAATTTAAAAATGTTCCTTCAGAAAGAGTAACATTACTAAATTTATAAACACCGTCAGTAGGTGTAATACTTAATTCAGAATTGTTTACAAAGTTGTAAGCAATACTATCCACAGTCGTAGTAAATTTTGTTCCTCTTGACATTGTGATAGCAGAACCACTTGCATTATTGACAACAACATCTACAACAGCAGTTGCAGCTGTTGAACTTGTTGGAGTATAACCAACTTGTTTTGCTTTTGAAACTACACTTGACCTTAAATCAGCACTATCTAAAAACATTTCATTTGCTAACATATTAGCATTGTATCCAAGATAGTGTGTATTGTAGGCAAGCATATCTACAAGAACTGACATACCAGAACCTTCAAAGTCATAATCTCTAAACTCGTCTTGTTGTGATAAAAAGTTTTTTAAGTTTGTTTTTATACCATCAAAATCTAATTCTGATATTTGTAATTTTGTTGTCATGTTATCTTATTCTCTCTAAAAATGTTTCTACTTCTACTCGGTCTGGATGATTAACAACATAAAAAGATATTGAAGCTCTGTATCCATTTCTATCTACATCTGGTTGAACATTTAACTGAACTAATCTACATCTTGGTTCATAATTTCTAATTAATAAATCTATTTGTTTTGATATTGCATGATTTATTTGTGGAGTAATATTTTCAAATAACATCGCTCTTAAATTAGATCCAACCTCAGGATGAAAAGGTTTTTCATAATGATTAAGTTTAATCAAGTTTCGCACACTTCTTTTTACTGCCTCAACATCAGTAAGTTTTTGAATGTCTTTCGTAGCAGTATTTTTTTGAAAGTCTAAATTTAAATCTTGATAAATTTTAGCACTTCTAATACTATCATTTGTTTGTGTTGCGTCATATCTTGACATTTATTAATCTCTCCTCTGTATATTTATACCGTTATCCAGCATTTACAGTTCCTGATCCACCAGTTAAAGAACCTAAATCTGTACTGTCACCAATTCGTGCAACTAGTTTGCCTGCACAAAAAACTTGTTTATTACTTCCTGCGTTTATAACAGCAGTATGATTAGCACAAGCAGGTGATGGCGGAAAAGGATGTGCCACAGTTGGGTCGCCTTTTCTCGCAACTCTAATACCGTTAGCAAATACAGTACCTTGTCCTGGTGTTGCTAATGATGAAGTTGTTGCACAAATATGACCAGTTGAAAAACCGTCTCCTTTTCTGCTAACTCCTGGCATTATTTTTTCTTTTTAATTTTTTTCTTTTTTTTCTTTGCTACTTTTTTAATTGTTGGTGCTTTCTTAGTTGACTTTACTTCTATGCCACTATTCTTGCCTTTGCCCCAATTTTCC